TCTCAACATAAATTACCTCACCTGAGTTATTTTCGATCTCAGGAGCAGCAAGTCCAGATGAGAATGTAACACCTAATAGTGTAGAACCATATGCAGTATCTACGTTACCAGATGCAGTAGAAAGTTCTCCAGTGATTGCATTAGAACCATTAGACTCAAATGCTCTTACTACACCAGAGTCTGTGTGTGCATCGTTTGTTTGGATGTACTTAAGAACTCCAGCAGTTGTAGAACCACTATCTAATGTCCATGATACAACTGTACCATATGCTGTACCACCAGTCACAGTCTGTGTAATCTTCTCGTCAACTGAGTAATCTGCAGAAGCACCAGTAATCTTAACTGCCTTTAGACCAGATAGTGTGTCAGCAGTAGAGAATGTTGTAGTACCCCAGTTATATGGGTCTTGGATAATTCCAATTCTACGGAAGTCGTTATCTACAGGGAAGTCTCCAGAACCTTCTGAATATGTAAGACGGATGTTAGTCATAACACGCTTACCATTAAGTTCTACTTCTTGATCAGAACCATGTCCACCTTGTGGAGGTAGAACAACTTCGATAGCACCAACAGCAGAAGCACCAGTTGTTACAGCAGATGATAAACCAGCATTAGAGAATAGGTTACCATTTCCTAATAGTACGTTACCATAAGTGTAACCTGATCCACGTGCTTCGATCTCAGCAGATGTGATTGTACCAGCACCGTTTGTTACAAACTTAACTTTACCACCTGTTCCATCACCAACAATAGCAGTGTATAGAGTTTGTGAAGCAGGAAGACCTGATCCAGCATTCTCAATAAGTGCTACATCAATAGCACCAGCAACTGCAATACCAGCAACAGCAGTTCTACTTACGTTAGCAGGAAGAACGATTGGCATGAAGTCAGAAGAAAGGAACTTAAGAACATCATCAGTAGGGATGGTGTACATATACTTCCAGATGTATCCTGCACCAGTTGTCTCTGTATAAAGACCAGTTGCAGAATCATAGTTACCACCAGCAGTATATGGTTCTTCTGTTGCGTTTTGTCCTGTAGTGTTGCTAGGGTTCTCTCCGTTATAGAGACACTTAAATACTTCGTAGTATGAGTTCATTACATAGAACTTAGCATCTGAGATGCTTGCAGCACCAGTTGCTGCTTGTTTACCAACTTGACCACCGCCACCTGGTGTAGCAGAGTAGTCTGGTTTCCACATATCATACTTAGGGTTAGCAACTAAATCCCAGTTGTAACGGCGGATAACTGTTCTTGCAAAAGAATCAGTAATACGTTTGGCAGCAATTAATTCGTCGTATAGAGCAATCTTTTCTCTCTGATTGTCTAAAGGAAGTGGTGGAACATCTTCAGTAGCGTAACGATATACACCAGAGACTGCTGTAGCACCTGTGTCAGAACCGCCAGCACCACCTGTTCTACCTTTCAATGCAGATCCAAGAGGAGGAGCAGAGTTAACACCATTACTTCCAAAAACGTCGGTTAATAATAAAGCGGTGTCATATACTGCAGCAACTGTGGCACGAAAAGCAGTCGATCCATATGTACCCACATAAACTTCATTCCCGACTACGAAAGCCGTAGAGTTCTTGGTATGTATTTCCAGATATGCCTTCCACGGTTGTGGTCTACCCACAAAGAAATACATTCTTGATCTTTCCGAACTCGTATCGTTAGGTCCTTCGGTTAAAGATTCTAAAAATTGTTTAGCGTTAAAAATTCTAAACTTATCAGAGATAATAGCAGCCATTGTTTTTCTGTTCCGACGTTATTGTAATATGTGCCTGAGTTATTTATACGTTTATTTATACGATTGATATAGGTACTATCTCAGATCCAGACGCAATCTGATTATCACCATTATGTCTAGTACAACCAGTGAAGGTATTAGCGGTCTTACCAGTATACTTAATTATACCAGTATATGTACCATTGGTATGTAAAAGATATCCTTCTGTTGGGAAGTAAGTAGTATCTTGTACAACAATATTTCCACCAATAGTTCCTGTTGAAGAACTAATGGCGACAGGATTTTGTATTGATGGTAATCCAAGATTGAACTTATCTCCTGCCTTTGTAAAGGTAGAATCTGCTCTATCTACAAAATCACCAAGAGTTAATGATGGGAAGTATGTAGATATATCAGAGATTGTTAGGTTAGATACATCACAAGTTCCATCATCAAATGATATGTACTGCCAGTTTCCTATGTTAGGACCTACAGTAGTCTTAATATAAGAACCGACATATTCATTAGTTCCAAATTTTTCGTTTCTTATCTCAATGATTGTTCCATCACGTTTAGTGACAGTGTAGTTACCAAGAGCATTCTCAATCAAATCAACTTGGTTCCCATTCCTCTGCTGTACAGGATCATTGATGAACGCTGTTTCTTCATAACCATCTATCGCACCGCCAGGTGGTGGTACAATAAGAACTTCTACTGATTCCTTAGTAATTTCTAAGTCATCAGGAGATGTTACTTGTCTGAATACTTGTCTTTCAAATCCAGAACCGACAAGTCCGATGTTAACCATCTTCACATCGCTTTCAGACTCAACCTCAACAAGACCAGCAGATAGAACTGTTACATCTTCAATCTGTCTGAGGTAAGTTCCAGCAACCCAATCTTGTTCTGTTGTTCCTTGATATCCTCTAATAATTTGATAGAATCTATCATTAATCTTCTTCTCATAATATATGACTTCATTACCAATCATCAATCTACCCTGAGGAGCAAACTTAGATGTATCAGCAATGTAAGCAATAACATCACCGATGAGGAAGTCAACATCCAATAATGCAGCATTCTCAAAGTAGTTGACATTGCTGATTGCATTATTAGGAATCTCAATCTGCTGAGTCTGTGTAATTACTTTAGAAACAGTAGATATAGAATTGAGAGATACAATATCTTGAACCTCTGCAGAAACAACAGTTGCTTCATAAGTAGGACCTTCAAAGACTTGTACGTCAGCAGCTGCAGTAGGTCTAGTAGAATTGATTTCTACATAATCTCTTTCTGGATCTAATGATCCACCAATAGAGAATACCTCTATCTCGTCAGGAGTAAATTCTCTCTCAAGTTGAATCTCTGCTTCACCAGCAACTTGTACTGATAATGTACTGACACCAGTAATACCTCTAAGACCAGACTCATCAATCTCAGTAATGACTGATGTAGCAGTCATACCACCACTTTCTACAAATGGATTGATAGCAACATTAATTAGAGAAACACCAACGTCTCTGTCACTTAAGATATCAAATCTTCTAGTTGTGATAACTTTAGGTGCTTTGGTATATCCAGAACCACCATCAAGTAGATCAACACTAATTACTTGACCTTTACTTACTAATACATTTGCTTTAGCACCACCACCATTACCATCTAATGACTCAAACTTAAGTACAGGAGGTGTGTAATACTGATATGCAGTTGGTTGTGTAATTGGATCATAACTACGCTGGTTCCATGTAAGAGATATTACAGATCCATTTTCAATAGTTGCTACTACAGATAAACCTTCTCCTCTCGTGATTCCAGTATAAGTCTCAACTGAGACTGCACCAAATATATCATCAGATGTCTGTTCGTTAGGTCTTCCATCTTTACTTGTAGTTTCAGTTGGGAGAGTTTTAATTTTTCTAAAACCTGTCTCTCCTTCTACTCTAATATTGTCTCCATTAGACAAATATACAAATGGTGCTTTATATGTCTTACCAATTATTGTTCCAAACCAATCAGAATTAGGATCTTTTAGTATATTTCTACCATCACTATCTTTCTTAAGATTTAGAATCTCATTTGTTATATCTGCATCTGTTAGTACAAAAGTATTATTGTAGTTTCCTTTTGATGCAAACGTATAATCTAACCCAGACTCAATATTTGAGTTTTGAGATTTCAATTCAAACACTACAGTGTTTCCAGTTCTAATTGGATTTGTAAGTTCACCAATTACATTCTTAGTTCCATCTGCTCTTGTTTGCCAAACATGAATAGGATTACCAATTTTTTCATTCATCCATGTATAACTGAGCAAGGCATCCATATTCTGCTGAGAAGCAACAAATGAGAAAGTTCCTTGACTAAAGTAAGTGTCAGGTGCAAAATCATATATGTTTAATATTTGACCTACGTCTCTACCATAGATGTAACGCATGTCAATCTGCATATCCTTCTTAATAGAATCATGGAATGTGATGTTAGGACCTGAAACAGTATACGCCTTTCCATTTACTTGTAGTACACCATCCAAGAATACATACAAACTATCTTCAGATTCAATACTAAGAACAGTTCCATCTAATACGTCAAGAATTAAGAAAGGTCCGTTTCTAACACCATCTACTAATTCAAAATCAATTGTCAATCTCTTGTAATTGGAAACGCCAATACCTACAACCTTTTCTACAGCAGTTGGTTCACCAATACTCTTAGCACCTAAATCTTGATCCCATATAGGAGCAGTGTCAAATTTAATTACGTTAGGAATTACAGTCCTATCAATCCAGTATGCATCTTTCAATGGATAGTTTTCTGTAAACTTAGGTCTTTGTAATACTGAATTAATTGTAAGGAATAGATCTTCGTCTTCTTCTGTGTTTACTTCAGTATTATCATCCCAATATAATTCAAAGTCTGTAGTCTCACCATCAATATAATCAGGTAGACTTCTTGTTACAGATTGTTCTTTTACAACATCACTTAAATTTTCATATAATGAATCCATCGCAGAGATTACAGTAGTACACTCTTCTGCAGGAAGTAAAGGATCACCAAGTATGTTGTAATTAGAGTATGTTACTGTACCAGTCCAATTACCAGACTTATTCTGATTGACTGGTGTTTTCTCTACAAGTCCACGCCCTTCTGTAAGAATAGTATTTACAATATCATGATATGTGTTAAGTGTACTCTCCACCTCTGCACATACAGGACTTAATGAATCTACAATAGCATTGGGATCTGTAGTTGGTAACTGGTTTCTCATTGCTTGAATCATAAGATCCTTAGCATATTGGAATGTAGCAATTGTTTCTGTAAGTTGTCCAGTGATATAATATAACTCTTCTCCATAAGGATACTCGTTTTTCTGATAATATAATTGTGCTGCTTCTACAATTTTGAAGTTACCACCCATCTTAAGATGATACACATATGCGTCCAATATGAGACCAATATCTCTACCACACTTAGTAGCAAGAGAACCCCAATTTAATGATGGATATGATGACTGTGCCCATGCAAGTGATGTAGAAATAATATATGCTCTATTAGCACTAATCAATTGTCCTGCTTTATAGAACATACCTTTGTTCAATGCACTCCAACCAAACTTAGCTTGTGTTGTACCTGAGAAAGAAAGAGGTACTGTGACAGTTGAACCAGGTGGCACACTATAAGTGTTACCAGGAGCAACAGCACCAGTGCTTGTAGGAATAGTTGTAGTAGATGCTGTGCCACTTAGTAAAGTGGTTCCTGCTGGAGCACCACCGCCACCACCAGAGTTTGCTAGTGCTGCATTGTTTAGTGTTACTTGAGTTTCACTATCAATAGATACAATCTTAGTTCCTGTTGGATATGATCTACCAGAACTTACAAATAAACCAACAGCAAGATTCTTAGTGCTGCTAACAGTCATTGTTTTCTGACCTTGAACATATGCAATGTTTACATCAACAAAGTCCCAGTTTCTAATTGCTAGTTTTGCTAATCTAGTTGCATACTCAAATATATCATTAGATTCTGTCTTATAATTCTGTATGTACAAATAAGCACTACCAGAATTAAAGATAGATGCATAATCAATTGTCTTGATGTTTCCACCAAATCTAATATCATGTTGATAAGCATCTAAAATTGCTCTGATGTTTGCCTCATAATCATCTTGTTTTGTACTCCAGTCTAATGATGGGTGTGTTGCTTTACCATATCCAACAGTCTCATCAATAATAAACTGTACATTTCTTTCTATTTGATTTGCAGCATCAATCCATGTTCCACCACGCTGGAATATATTTCTTAATTTCTTAAAGTATCTTGTATTGTATTGTTCATCTTTAAATTTAAAGACCTTACCATAGAAGGTAACACCAGCAAGAGGTGGTTGTGAAAATGTAATATTTCCAGAATTTATAGTATATGCAAAACCAGGTTCTTGTATAACTCCATCAAGAGTTACAATCATATTCTTTAACTTATTATCTGCTAAGTTAAATGCTACGCCATCTTTCTTAGTTGTAAATGCAGTGGTTCCTTGTAACCTACCATCATTATCAAAATAACCATCAAATGCTGTGCCTAATGTAAACTCAAATGCTTCTGCTTCATTAAAATTAAATTCGCTTGTTGCAGCAGTACCAAATCCTTTACGTATTCTTTGGTTCTCAACTTTTTGTACACTCTGTGTAACAATTCTACTTGAGTTCTCAACTGTAATTTTGTTCTTATTAGGATCCCAAAGTTGAACAACACTAAAGTGTGATGCCTTTTTAGGTTCTTTTGGCATCTCAGTTTTAGCAGTTGCTTCGACATCTACCTGACCAAATAATTTAAAACCAGCAGGGTGTGTAGTAGCTTTAATTAAATCACGCCACTGTTCAATGGATGTTCCTGACTTAATAACATAAGAGTAATCTTGATAGAATAAACTGTCTATTATTTTTTGATTTTGTACACCTAGTTTTCCTTTATCTGACTGATAGTAACCTAAGTTATCATAGAAACTAGAAATCTCTTCACTAAATGTAGTTACAAATATAGATTGTACCATACCAGACACTGGCATGATTGTAGATTCTATTGAAACATCTTCACGAACTATACCAGTAGAATTTGCTACCTTAAGTAAGTTAGATCCAAATCTCCAATCTACAACTGTCGCTCTGAATACTTCTACACCATTAATTTTTTGAACTACTTGTTCACCAATTCTAAAGTTTCCATTATAATCTTTTAATGCAAGAACATAGTTAGAACGGAATGTAGATGATACAGTTTCATCTAAATGAAATGCTCCACCATTAGATGTTATTCTTACACTCTGTGGTACACCTATAGATGTGCTCTCAACATATGCTTCTACTTGACCTTCTACGATAATAATCTCAGGTGCATATGTATAACCTCTACCTGGTTTTTCTACAGTAATAGATGTAACCTTACCATCTCTAACAAGAACATTAAATTTAACATCTGATCCATCAGACTTAGTTACCACAATTTTAGGATTTACATAATTAGATCCTTCATTTGTGATATTCACTCCTGTGATAGTTTGAGATGCAGTATCAAATTCTACAGTTGCTGCTGCTCTATAAGATTCTGCAGGATCAACACCAGTAATAACTGGAACCTTCTTGTAGTTTAATCCTAAATTTACAATTCCGACTGTATTAATCTTACCGATAGCGAACTGACCAGTAGTAGTGTAAGAAATGGATCCAGAACCATCCCAAAGAGGAGTACTGGTAACATCATAGACAAAGCGATTTGGTGTAACATAATTGATAGTCTTAGTTCCTTGTAGAGGATCAGTTATAAGTTTGAAGTATGCTCCTCCTGAGTTTACTACATTCTTATTATCGAAGTAATAGAAGTTTGTAAAATCTGTTCCTGTTTTTGTTTGATATGTATTAGTAGTAAGTCTAGATCCAAACCCAAACTTAACATCTGTAAATGCACCAGCGTTGCCAGGTAATATAGTTGATTCAATCTTCTCTACTGTAATTAAATTGTAATTACTACTTGGACTAATATCAAAATAAGTCCCAGTGAGACTAGAATGAGACGTATCAAACTTATACTTGTAAAATTCTTGTAGATCTATGTTAGGGTTAGGTACAAATGTACTATTATCTTCTGAGAATTCAAATTTATATACTACGTCCTCAGCAGATCTAACAGCAACCAATCTTTGTGGTGTGCTAGTATCAAAGAAACTAGAACTTAATACAACTTTATTTGCATTAGTGTTCAGTGTTGCATAATCATACACAACAATTATCTTATGTGTTACAGGATCATATGATTGTATGTAACCAGAGAATGAACCAGTAAAAATTTGATAATTGTTTGTAAAGTTATATTTTGCATTGTAAAGAGATACTTCTTGTCCATCAAAGTGATCTACATCTGTAGTTCCTTCTTGTCCTCTAGTTACAGAAAAATCGTTTCCATTGATACCAACAATTTTTAAAACTTCTTTACCTATTTGTATAAAGTCATCTGTTGCAAATCCTTGTGCGTTATCCACAGTAACTTTTGTTGCACCAGCAGCAACACCCACATGACCAACATAGATTGTAAATCTTGATGTTGATTGTGATGCACCAGATCTTACTAAGTCTTCATCTGCGACTCCAAGATAATCTCCTCTTGCATATCCTGCACCAGCATCCTGTATTTGTATACCAGAAACTACCCCTGCAGAAGATACAGTAAAGGTAGCAGTCGCTCCAGATCCAGATCCACCAGTAAGAGCAACGCTAGTGTAAGTGCCAGCTGTGTAGTCAGCACCACCATTAAGAATTTCATATCTTCCTATTCCTGTAAAATTAATATTTGTGTTTGCACTAGGAGGTAGTAAAACTGCCTCTTGATATAACCTCTTTCTAACATAGTATATTTTTGTTTTAGTAGCATCATCAGGGTTGATATCAATAGTTACATTGTCTCCAATACCTAATCCATGAGGAGATGATGTTTCAACTAGAGCAACACTTTGATTTACTTCAAATGGTTCTAGTCCATCACTCAATGATGTAAGTGTTACAATTCTAGTTCCAGATGTATTAAACAAATCATCAGACTGTAAGAAGTATGCATTATCAGTAATCCATGTACCTGTCAAAACCTTGATCTGGACTACGTTTTGAGCAGAGGTTCCTTCTAATACTTCAGCAGTAGCAATAGGTGCATTGACACCATCAGTCAAACTTAATGTAGCACCTTTTGTATAAGAACTTCTTTGATCTAGTAAAATATCAAATGTTTTAATTGCAGCAGAGAATGTACCAGTATTATCAAACGTACCACTTACATTTTTTAATACAATTGTACTATCGTTTTTAACAGTTCCAACAATAGTTCCAGATGCACCAGATGATGGTTGTGATAATGTATCATCTGCAAATAAGTATGCACTTTGAATGATTGTTAACTTAACAACTTTGTTTTCTTTTGATTCTAAGTAAGATACATCTTTTCCTTTTACAGAATTTACAATTGCTTCTGCTTCTGAACCTTGTGTTCCTGTATTATCAAAGTATAACTGTGAATTAATAGAGAAGTTAGCAGATGTATCTAATACACTAACACTCTCAACATTACCTTGTTTTACTTCTTCTATTTGTGCAAGGAATCCATCACCATTACGTGGCATTCCTGCTTGATAAAAACGTCTTGCTTTTTTAGGAATGTCGTTCTGATTAATGTCAGAATTGTAATTACTATCTACAGGAAGAGAATAAAAATTCTCTCCTAAAATGTATGGATATTGCGGTACTTGATTGCTATCAATAGTAATGAAATAAGCATAAGTTCCTTTCGGAAATTCTGGGGTGGTGCAAAATCTTCCATTGTTTTCATCTAATGTGCCACTCTTATGAGTGTAAGTATAATCATTGACAAAAGTTCCAATAGGATAGGTTGTCAAATCAGGTCCTTCAGAACGATTACCATTGATAGAATAACTAGATGTCATTCTAATAATAGATGACGTAGAATCTAAAGGATCCTCATAACCAAACGCACCATAGATTGGGTTACCATCATAAGCAAAACCAATAATAGGTGAGTGTGATTTAGACGCTGGTTCTGTTCCAGCACTGTTTAGGTTATCACTGAGAGAAACACGAAGTGCTTTCGGGTTTGCAGCATAACCATAACCATACTCTAATACGTTATTGTAATTATCGAATACATAACCATTCTCTGTGTCTAGTTTAGACTCTAATTTTTTGTATCTGTTAAAATTCCACTCTTTAAGAAGAGGTATACCAGTTGCACCACTACCAACTGGAACTATATCAACTATTACAGTATTTTGATTGTAGAAATTACCTTCTGCAATTTTATTAAAACCAGTAATCTGACCATCAGTATTGACGATTGCCTCAAACTCAGCAAATCTACCTCTACCAGCATTATCTCTAATTACAACCTGTGGAGGTGAAGAATAAAATTCACCAGCATTGTCAAGTATCAAACTTGTTACTTTACCACCAGTTACCACAGCACGAACAGCAGCATTCCTACCAGATGTAATTAATATATCTGGAGTTCTAGGAAATATATCAGCAGTGTCTACAGTTATACTTTCTACAACCTGTCCTGCTAATATCGCTCTTGCTTTATTAGGTACTTGATCAATCAATACAAAAGGAGGTCTTACATATCCAGTTCCACGTAGATCAACCTTAATTTGTTCTAACTTACCATATCTAATACTTTCTGGATCTTTATAACCATAGAAAGGAACACCATTTAATCCAATACCAATATCTCTTTTAGGTGTAGGATATGTTTCTGTAGTTCTAGTTGCTTGCTTTCTAATAATACGAAGAAGTTTCTGATCCAATACTGTTTGTGTTACAGTAGAACCATCTAAAATTTTATGTGATGGGAAACTAGAACTAGCAATGTAATAATACTGATCATCTGCAAGTATAGCAGATACGTTTGTTGATACTTGATCTAATGATGTAGAAACTGCTGGTAATGTAGGAACATTAACTGCTGCACCAGTTCCTAATATCCATCTAGTCTGGTTTGTACCTACGTTTACTATTTTAGAATCAGAAGTCTCAAAACCAGGATTAGATACCTGTATCTTATCTCCTACAAAAGAGTATGGTTGTGAATCTGATGGTTGTAAATTATAAACAATACCCATTGTCAACAATGTGACACCAGATCCTGATATTGTGACTGGTTTGTATACTGGTGTACCAACATCATGCTGTACAGCAGTTTGTGCTAATCTATTATCAATAATAAATTGACTTACAGTCTTATCACTAAATGTAATTGTCTCATTACCAATCAATACTGATCCTGTAGTATTCCAACCAGTAGTAGAGAATACATCAATCCTATCTCCCTCAGACTTAGTGCCTGTCAATACTTTCTCAAGTTGAGTCTTAGTTGAGACACCAAATACACCATTAACTGTCTCTGGTGCTAAAACTATGTTATAGATTACTTCATCATCTCTAGTTCCATCTGCATATACATTGTCTACAACAGCATCTGCATAGTCATACTCTGCTGTATCAGACTGAACAATTCTTTTTCCTACTAAACTTTTTACATCACCAGATATAACTTTACACTTAAGTGCATATACGTTTATCCAATCTGCATTAGATGATTTGTATGTAAAGTCTCTTGGTTTATATACCTCAGGTTTAAATACCTTTTCTCCTTCTTCCTCTTCCTCTTCTTCAGTGCTAAGAACCATGTAACCTTCGTCACCGTCAAGACCTGACATGTAACGATGATAAGCACAATAATAGTAAATCTTATCAGTCTCACCTAAGTCCATTATAAACTCAGGTTGGAATGTGTTAGTATAGTTTGTTTTTACACCATTTACAGGAGCACTGTTGTAATATAACTGACCACCAAGTAATGTTCCCTCCCTAGTTGTACTAAACAACATGGGATGACCATCTGGATGGATTGGCATAGGTAAGTTAGAAGGATCAGATTGATTCCAAATAATCTGATAATTCTGTTGTACCTTTATATTCTCTGGTGCAAGATAATATTTACCAGCTTCAAAATCTCCAAACTCTTCTGCTTCTTCACCAAAATCAATGTAGAAAATACCATTAGGAAATGTATATACTGTACTTGCAGTAAAAGATGATCCTGTAGGACCTGTAACATTATCTCCAAGTGTAAAACTACCTGATAATTGTCTTAAGTATAATCTTGTAATTACATTTTGATCATTTCTGACAATTTTTGCAATTTCACCACTAGCATTACCACCAGTCTCATTAATTCTATCACCAACTAAAAATTGACCACTAGCATTTGTAACATTGATTGCAACATTATCAAATTCAGACTTAATAAACCACTCAAACTGTTGTAAATTTCTACGTGCATTTTCATCAATGTCTTTATCAATAAGACTATTGAAAACAAACTTAATAGAACTATCAGTTCCTTTTGCTTTATAAAAATTCTGTATGTTTTTTATTAAGGTTCTCTTATCAACACTACCTCTAAGATATTTCTCAGGAAAAGAACCTAGATACTGTTTCTCAAAATTCTTGACAAATGCATATAAGAAAAGATTACTGATATTGTAAACTTTTTGACCAGCAACATGTGCAACAGCAGTTGTAGTCTCAAATTGAGTCTCATGATACAAATCACCAAGTTTTGTGTTACCACTAACTCCTCTTGTGCAACCTTGTAGTGTAGTATCAGTTCTAGTTGCGTAAAATATTATCTCGTCATCTATTCTGACATATCCGTCTGCCTTTGGAAAACTCGTTGCATCTTGTAATACAATTGTGTCGCTACTATCAGTGATAGTAACATCCAAAGTATCAAATTGTCTAAGTATGTTTTGTTCATAGTAATCTATGTTAGCATAGTCTTGAAGATTGCTAATAACATCTAACGTACCACCTTGTACCTCCTGTGCTTCATAATACTTTTCTATGAACTTAGTAAAAAGTTCATATTCTGTACTAATAAACTCAGGAAGTTGAGTTTCTATTAGAGTCGAGATTCGCTTTGTCTTAGCAGCAACCATTTAATTACTCTTTATACGCAGTGAAGGATGAATTAGCAACGTCAACGTCAAGATATACTTCACGCATTGCTTTTATATCGTTTGATAGAGGTTTTACTCTTAGTGAAATACGATTGTCAAAGAAACTACCTCTAATAATTGTTAAGGCATACATCTTTAACTCACCTTTTACATAATCTATGTCGCCAATATCGCTGTCTAGAACAACCTTTTCACCAGTTACACTATCTAGTCTATATAGGACAATTTTCTTATCCCTATCTTCAACATAGACATCAAAATTAGGATACTCAGTCACCCTAAAACCAGTAGATGACAAGACTGGATCATCACAGTCTTCATCAAAGGCATTCTGGAAACATACCTCATAATAGAATGTAGAATTTAACTGTGGGTAGAAGTCTTTTCTCATCATAACACTGGTGAGATTAGAATTGATACTAACATCAGCATCGTCAATTACACCAATGAACTTACTATACCTAAACTTACCATTAAACTTTTCAGTATCACTTGTATCAATATAAGACTGAACACTATTAATTACTTTATCTCTAATCTGACCTTCAGTTTGATCAGTAAGAGAAGTATTATAAAAGATTTTACTTGTCATCTCAACATAAAGAATAGAAGGATCTACTATTCTTGGTTCTACAGATGCAATTACATACTTTTTAAGATCAGAAATAATTTGTGATTTAGTTAATGATGTAAGATAACTAGCATCATTTGGTTTTAGTACAATAAAGACCTTACCATATTCTGGTGGATCTTGATCTTCTCCACCAAATATTATAATATCACTTGTTGCTGGATATACTTTTCTTACAATTGCTTCATAGTCCTGTGCGGTCACTGCACGGTCTTGTGTGCCATATGCTTTTGGAGCAGTGTATTTTATCTTGGCAGTGCTTTCTATCTCTTCACCGCCCGAAGAGGGTGTAGATGATGTAATTGAAGTTGTAAAGGCATTGGGACTTACACCACTTGGATTTTGTACAACACCAGTAAAGACAAATGTCTTGACTCCATTACTTTCAGGACCTGCGGTTGTAAGATAAGATACTTCAATACGTGAATTGTTTTCACATTTCTTACCTAGAACACCATCACCTAATAATATTTCATATCTCTGATCTTCAATCTCATCTAAGAAAAATACTTTTGAATCTCCGTCAACACCTAAGATATTATCAGCAAGTTTATACTCCTCGTTAAATGAACCACCACCAGGATATACTTGCACTCTAATTGTATTAGTATCAATGTCTTGGTTATCTAAGATAAACCTTTGACTCTTAAGAGCACTGTTAATAGTAAATGTATTGACTAATCTTGTTCCTTCTTTAATTGCTACATTATTAAATGTTGCAACATTGTTAACAACCTGTCCTGTAACAGCATCAGTTACAACATATGAATAAATGTTGTTATCGTATGATGAAATAAATCCTGTGCCTGGTTGTAATATTAATTCTTTATCAGTTGTAGGGTTAGTATAGTTAATAGTAAATGAAACGTATGCTGTAGGAGCAGTAGCACTCTTTGGTCTATATCCTAACTGCTTTGCAATCGCTACTACATTATCTCTCAACGTTGCTGAATCAATGAATAGTTCATTGACTACCATATTAGTATTGAACGCTGTATAATAGGTATTGTAAGCAAGTGTATCAATTAGAGTTGCTAATGCACTTCCTTCAAAGTCATAGTCAGTAAATTCTGACTGTGCTCTCATGTACTCTTTAAGTTGAGTCTTAATATCTTCAAAGTCTAAATTGGATACCTGAGTGTATGGCATTATCTTGTACGCTCTAGAAAGAATTCTACCGCCACTGGTCTATCTGCTCTACCTATAATCTTGTATTGTACTTCTACACTATAACCGTTATTTTCAAAATCAACTGTACAGTCTATTCTCTGTACATTAATTCTTGGTTCATATCTAGAAAGACACTTTGATATTTCTGATTTTATCATTGCAGCAGAACCATAATCTAGTGGTTCAAATAATATGTTATCTAAACCAGATCCTAGTGTAGGTTGAAAGGGTCTCTCACCCCTTCTTGTCATTAGTAAGTTTGTTATAGACTGTGCAATTGCAGACTTATCCTTCACCGTTACCAAATCATCAGTAACAGGATGTTTTTTGAATGTAATACTCAAATCTTTGAAGGTCTCAAACTGAGTCGGCATTTATAGACAGCATGGGCTGCTTTTATTTATCCACCTTTTCTGAACTTAGTGCATTCGTCAAGGAATTCCTTCTTTCTCTTCATCTCAAACAATTCTCTTTCGTCATTCTTCTCAATCTTATCTAACCACTCTTGTGCATCGTACTCAGAGATGAGTTTCTT